AATGCGGCAGAAGGATCTCCAGGTAATGGCGCTACTTTCCGAGCAGTTCTTTCCCCCTATGGCGGGCATGGTTCAAACCCACAGAAAGAGTTGTTTGCTAAGAGTCTATCATTGACGGTTTCTCTCACAAACGAAACCTCTGATACTTTCTTGAATAACGATTTCCGTCAATTAGGTATCATTAAGAATCCAAGAATTTTTGGTTCTACTGATAATTTTACTTCAAATACAGGTAATTGTTGCTATGTTATCGCAATAAATAATCCTGAATTAGTAGATTATGATGATGTTATTACGAGTGATGATGGGGGTAAGTTTATTGTTGTTCAGAAAGAGGACAGTAATAATAATGGCGTAGTGGATAGAATTCACTTGTTACCTATTATACCGAGAATTTCTAACAGTAGCATTTTAACTAATGAGACGCAAGAAGTATCATTAGGATCTCCTGTTGAGTTTAATATTGGTACCGTATCAGTTCCTGTTCTGGTTGATTATTTGGAACCCGAAGTTGACAATAGAACTGGCGAAATCATATATCTAGACAATAGAATTAAAATCATTAGAACATCTGATCAAGTTGAAAAAATCAGAGCGTTGATCAATTTTTAAAAGAAGTAGGAAAATATGGCACTCGACTTAAATACATCCCCGTATTATGACGACTTCAATGAATCTAAAAAGTTTCATAGAATTCTCTTCAAGCCAGGATATGCTGTTCAGGCACGCGAACTTACGCAACTGCAGTCTATCCTTCAGAATCAGGTTAATAAGTTTGGTGATCATATTTTCAAGAATGGCGCGATCGTTTCGGGTTGCGACGTTCAGATTGATAATGAATTATCATATGTAAAGATTGATGCAAATGCTGGCGGAAATGCGTCGCTTCCATCGTATATTGGTGCTACAGTCGAGGGTGGTAACGGTCTTAAAGCGGTAATCGTAGATGCAGTCGATGCAACAGCATCAGATCCAGGAACTCTTTACCTAAGATATACCAGTGGTGATGGTAGCACAAATACTGTTCACTTCCTTGGCGCAGAAACTCTTACAGTTGTGTCAGATACTGCATCTCTTGACGGTGATGAATTTACTGTTCAAGCACTTGCAGTTGACACGGAAGAATTAACAAATAACTATTGGGGTCGCGCCACTCGCATGACTCTTGGTGACGGTATTCTTTATGTCGATGGTAAGTTTATTCTCCATACTTCAGAGACAATTTATCTTTCAAAGTATACATACAATCCAACAGGTAGTGTGTGTGTTGGTGCAGATGAGCAAATTATAGACTCTGGTGATGATGAAACTCTGCTTGATCCAGCACAAGGCACATACAATTTTACTGCTCCTGGTGCAGACAGATACTATGTTTCAACTGATCTGATTTTCGTTGATGCTGGTGATGAAATCCCAGACGGGTATTATGAAGTTGCGACAGTTGTTGCGGGTGGTCTTAACAGAACACATACTTCTGACATCTATGCCAAACTTGGCGACAATCTAGCACGCAGAACATATGATGAGTCTGGTAACTATACGGTAAAGTCATTCCCTGTTCTAGTTCGTGAACACCTTGATGATACTACAAACAATGGTCTTTATACTGATGCACTTGGTGGCGATCCTTTTCTACTTGCTGTCGGTCTAGAGGCAGGTAAAGCATATGTTCGCGGTTATGAGTATGAGACTCGTCAAACCGAATATGCCTTTGCCCGAAAAGGTATTGACACTGTAAAGAAATATAGTGTTCCTATCAGTTCTGCATATGGTAACTATGTTGTTGTTACAGACTATAAGGGTGTTCTGCCACTAGATGGTTCTAAGATTTCTCTGCGCAATGCAGTGCAAAACGGTGTTTCTAGTTCACAGACAGCAGTACAAGGTAGCGAAATTGGTAGCGCACGTGTTCGTCACATCGAGTATGTGAGCGGAACCGTTGGTTCTGCTACTGCAGTTTATAACATCTATGTTTATGATGTTCAAATGACAACAGGCAACTTCGCTGATGTTGATGGTTTGTATTACTCAACTAGCGGAACCAAAGATGGTTATGCTGACGTTGTAGAATCTGTATTGAAGTCATCACAATATAATAAACTACTGTTTAGAATGCCATCGCGTGCTACCAGAACAATCAAACCACCACATCCTTCTGGTAGTTATGAAACATCGCTATATTATACTAAAGTGTATACGGGTGTTTCTATTACTGCAGGCGCTGGTAACATTACTCTGTCTGGTAATGAGTTCTTTATTCAAAATGCCGATGATGCGATTGAGTCTTATATCAACAACAATCTGTTGATGGTAAGAGACACTGGTGGTGAAATTATTGATCTGACGACAGGCACAGTTGATGCACTAGATGCTTCTGCTCAAATTCTCAGTTTTACTGCTCTAGAAGACAGTGGTAGTTCTGTATTCACTGATACCGTTACAGTATATGCTACTGTTGAAGTAAACCTTGCGACACCTCTGTTCAAAACTCTGAATAGATCAAGATATGTTGCGTTTGATCTGTCTCATAAGATCCTTGCTTCTGCAGTAAATACTTCTACTGAAACATTCACATATACTGCTCACGGATATTCTTCTGGTGATGCGGTAGTATACTACAATGGTGGTGGTACAAGTGTTGCAGGATTGACAAGTGGAACTACATATTACGTAATTTCTGCTGGACTAACTGCCAATGCTTTTAGAGTATCAGCAACATCAGGTGGTAGTGCGGTTAATCTTACAGGAACAGGCAACGATGCTCAGTACTTCTTCAAGGTAGGTGGCGGAACGTCATTAAATCTTGGTGTTGCTGATGTGTTCTCTGTTGAGGCTGTTTATAAGGCAGCAGTTGGAACATCTTACTCTAATATCGTTACAACTGGTACGGATATTGTTTCACAATATACTCTAGATACTGGGCAACGTGATAATACATACGAACTCGGTAAACTCAATGCAGTCAATGGTGCTGCTTCTCTCGCTGGATTTAATCTAGTTGCTAAGATTAGTTACTTCACTCATACAGAAACTGCATCAACTGCTGGTTACTTCGCAGTCGACTCATATCCTGTAAATGATACAACTCCTGGTGGTGGTAATATCAACACATATGAGATTCCGATTTATACCTCAACCACAACTGGTGAGTCGTATGATCTTCGTGATACTCTCGACTTCAGAGTAAGAATTGCTGACTCGATTACTCCTGTTACCTTTGCGTCTATCGCGTCGGTTCCAGTAAACCCTGCAGTATCGACAACAGTTGATCCTGCCTCGTTCGGTCTTACTATTCCTAGACCCGAACAAGAAATCAATATCAACTACGAATATTGGGTTGGTCGTAAAGATAAGATTATATTAGATGATAATGGTGTATTCTCCGCTGTAAGCGGAACTCCATCACTGTCTCCAATAGAACCACTTACTCCAGAAAACGCAATGTGCATTGCTATTGTTACAATTCCACCATTCCCATCGCTCGCTCCTAATGTTGCCAAGTCAACTGGGCGCAACGAATATGGTGTAACTTTCCGCACTCTTGATAATCGTCGTTATACAATGCGCGATATCGGAGCAATTGCGCAACGTGTTACTCGTTTGGAATATTACACTTCTCTGACTCTTCTCGAAAAGTCAACTGAATCGTTGTTCATTCCTAGCGCATCAGATCCAACGCTGAATAGATTTAAGCATGGTATTCTTGTCGATGCGTTTACTGGGCACAATGTTGGTAATCCAAAGGATCTCAACTATAGTTGCTCTATCGATCCAGTAAACCAAGAACTTCGTCCGTTCTTTAATATTGAGAATGTTGATTTAATTTTTGATTCAGTAAATTCTCTTGGTGTGAAGAAAACAGGTGATCTACTAACACTTCCATATAATTATGCTGTTCTTACTCAGAATACATTTGCTTCTAAGTCAAGAAACTGTGTGGGTGATCTTCTGTTCTCTTACATTGGTGATATAACTCTAGATCCTCCAGTTGATAACTGGACTGATACTGCACAAAGTCCCGATCTCGCTGTAAACTTCGATGGTAACTACGACAACTTTGCTGCTATGGCAAATTCTTGGGGAACACAGTGGAATGATTGGCAGGATATCGTAACTGGTGTTTCGGTTTCTACTGATACAACTACAACGGGTGGACAGACTAGAGTTGCGGGTGATACGTTATTCCAAGAGCAAATTCAGATTTCAACTACTACCACTACACAGCGCCAAACTCGTCAAGGTGTGACTATGACTGTCACACCCGAAACTATTACAAGAGATCTTGGTGATCGTGTGACAAATGCTTCTATCATTCCATATATGAGAAGCGTTACAATTACAGTTAAATGTAAGAGATTGAAACCAGCAACCAGAATATATCCATTCTTCGACGGTATTGATGTTACTGCACACTGCCGTCCTCTATCAAGTGCTGCTCTAACTGCATCTCCAACGGATCCTGCAGAATATTCTGCATATGCTATTTCTGGGGGTTCAGGTGATTATGGTGATTCACTAGTTACTGATGTCAACGGCGAACTTGCAATTCAGTTTAGAATTCCCGCTGGTACGTTTAGAACAGGAACTAAGAACTTCAGAGTCTGTGATGATCCGTTTAACAGATCTTCATTCGTCACAACTTCGGCGACAAATTCGTTCTCTGCCAATGGTCTCTCGCAAGTTGTTCAAGGAACTGTTGTTTCTACAAGAGAGGCAAATGTTGCGTTTAATACTGTGAGTGATTCTCGTTCTATAACTGAAAACACTACCACTGCAAATCGTATTGGCGAAAGAGCAGTCGGAGTTGTTCAAAATACCACAGTAAACAATACTTTTACTACAGTTAATAATACCACAAACGTTTCTAACACTACCAATAATACAACTGTTGTTAATAATACAAATGTAGTAAATACGGTGGTTAATAATATCACTGAAGTTACTGAAGTAAATATCACAAATAATCCTACTACTGTGACCATCATAGAAGTTCCAGTTCCAGTAATTGTCGAAGTACCAGTGCCAGCACCAACTCCTGTAGTAACTCCAGGACCAGTAGATGCACCTATTTTTGTGGTACCCGACTTCACCTTCAATCTGGGTCTGGGTATACCTGGAATGGGCGGTCGCGATCCTCTAGCGCAAAGTTTCTTTGTTGATGGAATGCCGTTTGGAACTTTCGTGACTGGCGTTGACATATACTTCAGAAGCAAGGGAACTGCTCCCATCACTCTGCAACTTCGTGAGATGATTAATGGATTCCCGTCAGAGAAGGTTCTTCCTTTCGGTGAAGTTACCAAAATTGCAGACGAGGTTGCCACTTCAACTGAAGATGGCGCAGGTGTTGTGACATTCGCTGACACAAACTTTACATTCCCATCTCCTGTTTATCTACAGAACAATACAGAATACTGTTTCGTTCTTCTTCCTGCGGGTAATGATCCTGGTTATACTGCATGGGTTTCCGAAATCGGCGAAAATGAAGTAGGTACTGAGAAGAGAATTTCGGAACAACCAAATGTCGGTATGCTGTTTACTTCAGCAAACAACCGTACGTGGAGCGAAAAGCAAGCAGAAGATATGAAGTTTACTTTGTATCGCGCAATCTTTGACACATCAGTTATCTCGACTGCCAAGTTCCAGAATTCTAACTATGACTATCTTGCGATTGACAATAATATGTATCTTGTTTCTAATGATACTAAAACTACAACCAAGTTCGCCGCTGGTGAAAAGGTTTATGTAGAAGGATTTGAATCGACCAAGTATGGTTACGTCAAGCAGTATGATTCTCTGTATAATGTTCTAAAGATTGTTGTTCAGGCAGGTGTATTTACTGCTGCTGATACAATCACCAACGGAACAATCTATACCACAGTTACTGAAGTTGAGAATAAACTAATCAACTCGATTCAGACTAACATCGGTTACATGGACTTCACACCAACATCAGGTGTTTGGAGTTATGCTAAAACTGCAACTGATGCTTCTTCTGGAGGAGATACGTTTGAGCTTCTGACGTTTGGTGAAACAAATGACATCCCAACAGAAGCAGCGATTTATTCGAAGTCAAATGAGACTGCTGATCTTGGTGGTGATAAGTCACTGAATATTCGCTTTGGTATGAAGACAATGACTGACACGGTTTCTCCTGTTATCGATCTCAGAAAGTGTTCGTTAATCTGTATCTCAAACCACATCAACGCTGATACTGGTGCAGATGAAGACACCAATGCTGGTACTGCAAGTTCTAAGTATATCTCGCGTCGGGTTAATCTCGAAGATGACGCAGAAGATCTGAAGGTCTATCTGAGCAATTATCTTCCAGCAGGAACTTCGGCGAGAGTATATGCTAAGATGCAAAATTCATCAGACTCTAGAAACTTTGAAGATCTTGACTGGGTAGAACTCGAAACAAGTGTATCGCCACTAAGTTCCACTGCCGCTGCTGGATTCGTTGAGTATGAATATAAAATACCAAATGCGAACAAGGTTGGCAGTGTAGAAACTGGTTTCTTCACATACACCTATTCGGGAGCGACCTATACCACATATAACACAATGGCGATTAAGATTGTTATGTTCTCTACAAATAGTTCTGTTGTTCCTAAGTTTAAGGAACTAAGAGCAATCGCGTTGCAGGTATAATATGGCAAAATTTGCTCTTGAAGATACTAATAAATACATTAGAGACGGAGACTCTAAAGCAATTGTCTCCAATGACAAAAATGCATTAGCAGCATACAATGCTCAGAGAGAAAGACTTCAGCAAATGAAGTCATATGGTACTGAGATTTGTATGCTTAAAGACGAATTGACAGAAATTAAATCTATGTTAAAACAATTTCTTAACAATCATGAAGGTAGGAAAGCATGAGCACAATTACACTGAGGTCTGTCAAAGGCATACCTTTAACAAATAACGAGGTGGATAATAACTTTACCAACCTCAACAATGACAAGTATCAATCTGGTGACAGTCCATCTTTTGTTGATCTGACATTAACTGGCGCATTCATCCCATCGGTGTCTGCTTCAGTTACTGCAGCAGGATCTACACAGGGTGGTGCAACTGCACTTACAAAGGCAGTAAGCATTGTTACCACAGCAACAGCAGATCAAGGAGTTAAACTCCCAACTGCTGCTGCTGGTATTTCTGCTACTATTGTCAATACCACTGCGGTTAATATTAAAATTTACCCAAACACTTCTGACGTAATTGACGAAGGAACTGTGAACGTTGCTGTTAATCTAGCACCGTACAGTTCTGTTCAGTTAGTTGCACAGGATACACAAGACTGGTATCGTATTACCAATCTTATTGTTTACGACACAAGTGGTAACAGGTTAAACTAAAATGAACCCTCTAAAGGTCAAAGCATCTACGACGCCAATAACGTCTGCTGTATTCAGCGGATTGCAACCTTTGACCAATGCAGAGGTCCAGAACTATATTGCCAATGTTATCACAACTAAGTTTGCTACAGATACAACTGGATCTGGCACTGCTGAGATAAACATTACGACAAATAATTCTGGTTTGGGAACTTCTATCGGAACGTTTAATGATACAGACAGAACCGAAGCAACTGGGACACACCCTGCTACGGGTGCTACAACTACTACCACCTATTACGCAAAGCAAGTAACTACTGCTGTTGCTGAGAGTGTTACTGCTCGTCCTGTTGCTTGGTCTGATGGTGTTCGCCAGATGACTGATTCTGATCTTGATGGTGTATTAGATACTGTCATTTCAGCGTTTGTTGCCGAATCTACATACACTGCAGGTCAATATAAATTACAAGCAACTGCCCCATCAGGCGGAACTTGGCAAGCAAGATACACAATTACCGATGTTGCGAACGGCGGAAATACCACAACCTACCTGTGGCAAAAAACTGCAGCGTCCACATCTCCTAGTGATTTTCTTGCACCTCTGAAAAGCAATAATGCTAATTCATTGAAGATTATGACCTCTGCTGAAATCGAGCAGTTGGTTCCGAACTTCCGAAATCGTATTATTGATACTAATATCGGCACATATAAGTTACAGGCATCTGCTCCAGCAAGTGGAACATGGGTCGAGTTTGGATCCTCTACTACTGATACGAGAGAACAAGTTTCTCCGCTGAATTACGTAGGTAACTATACTGGTAACTATTCAGGAACTTATGGTGGTCCATCATATACTGGATCGTTCACAAGTCCATCTTATAGTCGTAACTTTTCTGGTAACTACGTTGGTACTACTCCATACTCTGGAACATATGCAGGTGTTGGACCATCATATAGTGGTAACTTCAGTGGTAACTACGTTGGTACTACTCCATACTCTGGAACATATTCAGGTGCTGGACCATCTTATAGTGGCAACTTTAGTAGGAACTTCAGCAGTAATTTTACTGGACTGTCATACTCAAATCCAGCAGGTTCTAATCCAGCAGGTCCATCATATTCAAATCCAGCAGGTCCAGGATACTCAACTCCAGGAACTGTAAATCCAGCGGGACCATCATACTCAAATCCAGCAGGTTCTAATCCAGTAGGTCCATCATATTCAACACCATATACTGGCAGTTATGGAGGGAATTACGATGGACCCGCACCCAACAGAGAACAGGCAACATACTATACTAGTTATTACACAGGCAACTATGTTGGACCTAAAAACTATACTGGTCCAGGAACACCATATACTGGATACTTCATGGCAGCGGCAGTTGCTCATACATATTCTAGCGCAGGTGCAAACTATACTGGTTACTACACATCACCAGCATATTCTGGTAACTATGTTGGCGGTGGAGGAACCTATACTGGATACTTCACAGGACCAGCATATGCAGGATCATATACTGGTCCTGGAACAAGTTACACAGGTTCTTACGGATTTATGTATTACACAGGACCACCCTTAGCTCCAGGAGAACCTGGAGATTCTTATGAAGGTCCTGGTAGTGTAGGTTATTTTAGTGGTCCAGGAACACCATATACTGGTTACTACACAGAGCAGATTTTCCTTGGTCCCTTTGGAACTATACCTGCATTTTATACTGGTTACTTTTCTAGTGGTGGAACAACATATACTGGATACTACAGTACCACTTATCTTGGGTATTACGCTGGTCCAGGAACATCATATACTGGTTATTATCAACCAGGAATGTGGATTCCTTTTTCACCAGCAACAGGTCCAATATTTATCCCTGCATTCTACCTCGGGTATTACGCTGGTCCAGGAACATCATATACTGGTACTTTTCCATACTCTGGCACCTATACAGGAAATTACCAAGGTACTCCTCTTTATTTTATCACTGGTTTTGCCAAGGCATATTATAGCGGAACTTATTCTGGACCACCAAACTATACTACACCAGCAGGTTCTAACCCAGCAGGTCCATCATATTCAAATCCAGCAGGTTCTAATCCAGCGGGACCATCATATTCGAATCCAGCAGGACCATCATACTCAAATCCAGCAGGTTCTAATCCAGTAGGTCCATCATATTCTGGAACATATACAAGCAACTTCCTAGGTAACTTCACTGGTAATTTCTCTAGTTCTGGCAATTACACAGGCAACTATGTAGGTCCAGCAACTTATACTGGCAACTACACAGGTAACTTTACTAGTTCTGGCAATTACACAGGCAACTATGTTGGACCTGCTACATATACTGGCAACTACACTGGTAACTTTAGCAGTGTCTATACGAATATATATGGAGGTAACTTCACTGGAAACTACTCGGGCACATATGCGGGAACGTATTCTGGAGCAACTATTATTTCCTCAAAAGAAACTGTATCAACTGTTAAACTGTGGATTAGGACGGCATAAACATGGTTCTTAGAATTAAATC